CTTCATCTTCATCGAACACACCCGATTGAAGCACATAGCCAACGAGAAGCGCAAAGTCCTCAGAGTCTAGAATCACCGGCCACTTGTTTTTGCGATAAGCAATTATGGTTCTTCCCACTAATTGCAGTTGTGGATTGTCCGAAGCTACAAGGGTATCTCTATCTTCTTGACTGACTCGATCATAGAACGCTTCACCCTTTAGGATTCGCGGGTTGTATGGTTGGTACTGTGCTAGTTCGACTATCTTTTGCTTTTGGCTTTCAATAACTGCTTCGAGCATCGCGACTTGGCTAGTAAGCGATTGCTTTTCGATTGATAGCGTTGCGACCTGAGATTCCAAAGTCGTTTTAGCTTGCGTCACTGTTGCAAGGTCGGTTGTCTTGGTTGCTAGGTCTGCTTGAACCGATTGCAATAATGCTGCATGATCGCTATTAAGCTTAGCAGTGAAGACGTTGTAAGCCGCAAGCACTTCAGCCCGACGCGGTCCGTGGTTGCTGATAACGTCAACGATGTTACCCGCTGGGATTCCATCGATTGAAATTGAATCGATTGATGTGAAAACTGCTGCCATTTTTAGAACCTTATAACTGTTGCTCGGAACGTGCCTGATGCTGGATCGCGTGCTGTGGTCGATGAATTGTTTGTCGCTCGAATCGTCACTGTGTCGGTTGCACTTACCCAACCAAAAAAACTAACGTCTGCAACCAGTGAAGCGTTCGGTACTCCGATTGCAACCGTATCCCCTACTGCTGCACCTGTAACACTTATCGTTAGGTCTGCAACTGAGTTAGCAGCAATTGATCCAAAATCTAGCGTTGCTGTTGCTGATAAAACGTTGGTGATGATCGTACCGCCACCAACTCGCAATGTTCCCGATGCTGTTAGGTTGGTAAGCAGTAAAGAGCCAGAAGCGTTGTTTGCTGTAGTGCCGACTTGGAGGACACCGGCAGCGTTCCTGCTGATATTTGTATCTCGCGTTGCTGTTGAGTCCGTGGAACTATTTGAAAAAGCGAAGTTGCCTGCTGAAGATGTTGCTACTCCCTGTGCTGCGCCAGCTCCAGCTTGCCAACCAAAAGAACAATGCTTTTGAGTTGTAAATCCAGAAAGGGAACATGAAAAAACAAACGGCTCGAACAACACGATCAGATCAAAAGAAGTGCTCCCGCGTCTGAGTACTGTCGCTGTCGCGTCTCCGATGTTTGGCGTAACTAACGTAGGACTCGTCGCCCGAACCAATCCACCTGTGCCGGTTGCTGCTGTGGCTGATTCAGATAGCGTCGTTGCGACAACCGCACCCGTAAAAGTATCCCCAGTCAGTCTCGCATGGTTGTACCAAGTGCTACCAGTGTAGAACTCATGCCTACTATCTGTCGTGTTCCAGCGAATGCCTTGCGATGCTACACGTTGGGCGGTTGTGCCGCTTGGTAGCTGGAGCGTGCCTGTGCCGGTGAGGGTCAGACCAGCAAACGTAGGGCTATCGGCTGTGCCTAGCCCTAGATTCGTCCTTGAAGTTGCTGCACTTGCAAGACCCGCGAGGTTGCCAGAAACTAGCAAAACATTCGACGACAATCGAGCGTCTGCTAAAGTGCCTGACACAAGCAAACTAGCGTCTGTGGTTGTTGAACCAGATGGGCCGGTTGCGCCTTGTGGGCCGCGTTGGTTCGAATACTCGATTGTGTAGCTAGCACGTGGTTGGACCTGAATTGTATAGCTGCTCATGGTCGCGTTATTTCCCGATCCATGTTGATCCGTCCTTGCTGGATGCGTTCAACCAAGCCGTTCGCTCTAGTCAACTCGTAGTCGTAGTAAAAAGTCGAGTTTGGATCCGTCTTAGTTGGTCCCAAAGTTGTAATTGCCGACGTAGTTGCCCTTGGAATGGTGACGTAGATCCGGTTTTCGCCCGTGTTGATAACGAACGTAAATGAAAAGGCAATTGGCGACGTTCGCAATTCTCCGGACCTAGCCACACCCGCGATAGAACAACCCGCAAGGCTTTCGACGACTCCCTCGGAATCGAGAATTTGAAAATCCTCGTTCCAGTCGGTCCCCTGTTCAATAGTAAGATGTCGAATTGCTGCTGTCATAATCTTCCATTCGTAGAACAATTGCGTTCAACGTGCGTCTTGATTGTTTGGACGTCGCTGTGCATGGTTTGGATCGTCGACGTCAAAGCTTTCGTTGCTTCCGCGTTTGCCTTCATGGTGATATCGGTCTCTCGTAAGTGAGCGAGTGCGCTATCCTTCATCGGAACGACAACGTTCTTCCCGAACCAATCTAGTGCCCTCCATGCCCCTAAACCAATCACAATCAGCAAGCCGACTGCTAAACCCTGATTGGTAATCCATGAAAAATCGATGTTTTGCATTACCGAAGCGACTCCCTGATTCGCGACCGGATCCCGTCGACTGTACGCTCGAGAACATTGTATCGCTTCCATTCGTCCGACCGGTGGTAGAGAACAATTTGGGGAACAGTCGATCGACCTGTTTGGCGGATAACTTCTCGAGCGATGCGTTCGTCGTCGTCGACGTCGATATAGACAAGCGAAACCGACTCGAGCGAACCATCGCGCCGCATCGGATCGAGAACAGATTCCTTGAGTCGCTTGCATGGCTGACACCATTTCGCCCCAAGAACGATAAGCATTGGTCGACGTTTCTGCTCAGCTTCCGCGTATGCTGTCGCGTATGACTCTTGAGCGAAACTTGAGCCGGTAAAAAACATGACCACCAATAACGCTAACGTTCTCATCCAACTATCCTCCATGAAACGAAACGAGATAACCTAAACCGCGATGGCTTCTGGCGCTGGGAACGACATTTCATCTGGAGCGTATCCGACGAATGTCGAATTGTTGTTGCGAAGAGCTTTGTCGATCGATGCCTCGGTCCATTCGTGCATCCCGTCGCCGTTCCACTGTCCGCCCCAAGAGTTTACGTTGTTGACGTTGCCCCGTGCGGTACGCTGCCAAAACATCGTTGAATGACCCCCGCCCCCTGGTCGCCAGTTGTCGACTACTTCCCTCGAGCACGAATCATTCCAGAACACCCCGGTTTGTACTGGTAGCCCAATATCGATCCAGTCGAGCAAGTCCTTGATAGTCCGGAAAGGCTTAGTGATCTTGAGCTTAAAAACGTACTTGGCGTTTCGTGGCTCGGTTGGATCGTAGCGCGATGGGTAGGGCCAATCTTCCTCGGAACACATACCGTGTTCGGTCGCTACCTTACGTCCCCCGTTCAGCGTACTACCATTATCTCCACGGATCCCGTCGTAACGTTGGGACAAATAATAACCCGCTGCCCTCGAGAAGCGTTTGCGTCGACCGGTCGCAAGGAAGTAGCACGACGAAAAGATGGCTGCTAGCGAGTGACCCTGGCAAGCACCTTGATTCGATTGATTGAGGATGTCGAGAACACCAAGCGGATTCGCCGCTACCTCCCACTTAGGAAACGCATCTTTGTACGCTTTAAGTACTTCCGACGGTTCCATTCCACGTAGCTCGAGCTTTGGCCGATCTTCGATGTCGATTCGATAGCCAAGTTCTCCGAGTGGTAGAAGTCGATCGTTGTCGCCTGTGTGCATGATGGTCCTACTTTATTGCTTCGAGTGATGCGGCTATCTCAACCATCGCAGCATACCAATCTTGCCGCGTAAAGAACTTCCGACGTGTTTGCTCAGCGATGGTAGCTTTCTCGATCGTCCCCTTCCAGCTTGACCATTCTCCGGACGGGCTTAATCCTGAGAACTCAAGAGCTACCATCGCCTTGATTCTATCGATGTCGGCTAGCGTACCCTGCCCGAAGAGCTTCGAAGCGTTGACGCGATAGATCGTCGCAATCTTACTCGCTGTCGCCTTATCGCTTGGCGCTGCTTTGAATGAGATTGCTCCGATGTTGTAATCGTTCGGAACGTTGGCATCGGGTTTCGGTGGATCGTCCGGTTTCGGTGGATCCGGCGTAGGATCTGGTTTCGGTGGCTCAGGTTTCGGATTCCCTATCTGAATCCTTACCGACCTATCCCATGCTGGATTAACTCGAGAAATTGCGTCGACGTCGTACGTGCCTTCACCGACGATTAGGTAACGTTGTGTGACGATACCCGAAGTCGCATCGGTAAGCGTCGACAATGGAACAAGCTCAGCAAATTGCCGGTAGGCTCTTTGGGCGATGATTCGAACACCATCCTTGGCCGAAACTTGCAATACCGCGACCGATGAAACCGTAACCTGCGAGTCATCCTCGACAAGTATTCGCCCCCCTGGGAGTACTTCTGGCGCAGTAGCCCCCACAATGGTTTTCGCCATAACGTAGCTTAGTTCGATCTGCCCGAAGCTTTGAGCCGGTAAGAATCCAACCACCGCAACCAATGCAAACAACCATCGAATCATTTTGTCACCATTGCCTTTACTTGGTCGTACCCGCCAAGTCCGAGAAGAGTCATCGCAATCATAAGAATATCTTTGTTGTCGAATCCGTTTTTGTAGAGCACGGAACACGAAACAACCAAGATGATACCGACGACAGCAAGTCGCAGAATCTTCCAGAAAGGATGACTTGGTTCCAAAAACTTTTCCATCATTCGCCCCTCCTAGAATTGAAAAATGGTCCGTTAGAGCGTTAACCCTAACGGACCTTGATAATGGGCTACGCGCCCTGCGATGATGCTACCGGAAGAATAAGGCAATGATAGCCGGTAGATTCTTGAGGATCCAGTCTAGGATCGCTGTCAAGTTGTCTGGATTGAATGCAAGCATGGTTTGAGTATGCTCATATCCGTCGGCGTTGATTGCTTCCTTCATGGATGGCTCAACGAAATCCTCTTCACACAATCCCGCTGCGAGTTGGTCGCAGATGTCGGCACTAAGACGCGGTCGATTCAGGAGTTGTTTCCAAGCTCTCTTCTGCATCCGCCTCATGTCCGGCATCGTGTCGATCGCTTGTTCGATCAGACTCACCATCGTCGCTTGGCTCATGGTCTCTGCCATATAATTCGATCTCCGCAATGTCAAAAATTGGTTCGGTTTCTACGTGTCCGGTTGGACGGTCGATCTTCTGTGTAACCCAAAAGTCCCAGAATTGCAACCAAACCGCAACTTGACAACATCGGTTTCCGATGAATTTTTCGCGATTTCCAACTGCCATTTCGAAAGCGTCGCAAGCTTTTCGGCGGATGTCTCGGTATTCCGTAGGTGTCATTGCCCTGCCCTTCCTGGTGGTTTTGGTACTTTCGCGCGCGAGTCGCAGAAACCAAGAATACCAGCGTTTTTGCACGGTCGCAAGGATCTACGTTTTTGCGTTGTCGCTCCAAATTGTAATATCTACCCCAACTTTGCCCCCTGTCGAGCCGACTCCGGACAATTGTTCAACCGAATACAAACGTAGCTCCGAGTCATTCCGGAACAAACCAGCATCGGCCATTCCATCGATCTGAGCCTTGACCCAAGCAATCAATCCATCTTCGTCTCGCTTGCGTGATAGGTAGAACTTGAGCTTGTAGACTGGTCGATCGAGTGGTTCCCAGATCCCATGGCGAATCATCATTGCTTGCGTCACTACCCGCGATTCGGCTCGAGTCGCTTTGACTGCCCTGCCCTTTGCATGGAAATGGCATCGTGCGTTTGGATGTTCGCACTCCCTCGGTAGGGCTAGTGGTATTGTGATCATGCTTCGTTGTGCTTCCTGAGCTTCGCCCATTGCTTAAACGCTTTTGTCTTCCGTAACGAGTCTTCAATCACACCGGTACCGACTTCCGAAAGATAGTCGGCTACCCCTTGGCTAACCTTAATTGACTTTGGGACCGATCGCCCATTACCATCTTGACGAGGCTTCCGCCCCGCCCCTTCCCGCTTCCCGCCTTGGTTCACTTGGCACCGTCGATTCCCGCGTTCTTCGCGAACGCGTTGAACACTGTCACCATCCACGTTTGTGCCCCGCCTGCGAACTCTACTCGAACACCGTACTTTGAGTTGCGATACTCGTACGCTGCTTTGAATGCTTCCAATTCGCCATCGACCAGGAAGCTAAATCCCCAGTCTTTCATAGATACCTCTCGCATTGTGATTGCTTCGGTTTCGCCCGTCCTCTTGTTTTTGCAAGTCAGTTTATCCGTCATTTTCTTGTCTCCGAGTTAGGTTTCGTTCTTCCCCACACTTCCATTATACCTATCGGCTTGATTGTGGAAATACCTAAATCAAAAATAACTACCCGCATCCATGGAACGAATCGAAGTCGTCCCCGTTCCCGTCAACCCGCTTCGGTTGCTTGGTTTCTTTGAAGTCCGAGACAGCTGACTTGAGCTGATTCAGGCAAGCAACTTCAGCGTTGCCCAATGGCATGCCCAACTTGCTCTCGACTTGTTCCGCGACCCTGACCGCCGCGTCCATCATTCGAATTTTCGCTTGTGCGTGATCAATCATGCTTTTGGTTCCCAGTGTTTGTTGTATCGTTCCCACCAAAACGTTAGATCCGACTGTGCGTCGTCGTAGTACTCGGCAACATAGTCAGACTTGAATGCTGAATGATAGTTCTCGTACATTGTTGCCGTTACGATCTTTTGATCTGGGTTGTACTTTTTGATCAACCCGACCAAATTGCGGTAGTTGCTTCCCCGAATGACACCCGCTTCAATCAAAATAAGATTTTTGCGATACGTTACCGGCTCGCATGCTCTCAGAATCTTTCGCTCGGTTGTCCAGTCCCATACTTCATCGGGATAGGGAACGTCGACCGTGAAACCATCGCAGACTTCTCCGTTGTGGCTCAGATGATGGCGGAGAACTTGCCAAACAATCGAAGAGTAGTCCGAAGATACGGCTACTAGCGTTGAATTGGATGCGCTGAAACCTTGCAAGTTTAGCATAATCGCCAACCGCATGATGATGGAATGCTCTTCGATCAGCCCTACCATTTTTACTTGTCTCATTCGTTTGCCTTTCATTCCTTTCAAGTGTGTCACCAGTCGTCGCCATCGGATCCCATTTCGGTAGTCCCTCGAGAACTATCAGGGTTTAGAGTCGTCCGACTACGTCGTTCGCTAATCGGGCTTTTGTCGTGCGTTTCTGTCAAATACCCCGCTGACTTCATTTCTTGGAGTATCTGCTTTTTGCAGTCGACACAATACTTTTCGTCACGTACTGCGTAGTGACTGCATGTCTTACATACCTTCGGTGGTACTTTGTTTTTCTTCGTCATTTCTTTTCTATTAAATCCTGGTACTTGTTGGTGATCGGTTCCATCTGCTTATCCAACTCAAAGCCATCGATCAACCCATTGCGATACGCTCGGATATGGGGATCGATTTCACGCAAGTAAGGTGCCATTTCGACGTACGCTTTTGACCGCGTCGTACGGTAGTATTCCTTTTCTTCTCGCTCGGTACGTGCTCGCTCGTATCCTTCGAGCCGCGTACGCTTCCCACGTTCGATCGCTGCATACTGTCGCAGGTTCAATGGCATCGCTTCCTTGTCTTTGTATTCGATCGGTGGACAAGCAATCATGCCAGTCTTCCAGCCGGCAAGTACTGCCATCGCATCGACGTACGCTACCGATTGAATCTGCTCAGTGATCGAGAGAAACACTCGCTCGTAGTTATCGATACCATCCCTCTTGGACACGCTCTCGAGCCATTGCGAGTAACCTGGAAAAGCAATATACACTTCCGCCATAAATGAAACGGTCTCTTGTTGGTTCATCGTCGGCTCTTCTCAGCTAGTTCGAAGTCCCCAAACTCAAAAGATGTCACTCGATCGACTCGGACGGTCCATCCAAAACACTCGAGCGACTTCTGGATTCTGTCGCTGTAGACTTTCGACGGATATGGTCCCGTCTCAGCCACTTTATGAAACGACACGACGTAGGTGCCTGTTGCCTTGCGATACGCTTGGGCCCGAAAGTAGTATGCCCTATCCATTTTTGTTCGTCTCCATGATTCCGTTTAGTTTTTCTTCAATGGTCCGTGCGGTTGTCTCTCGAGCCTTTTTGTGACCACCGTCCATAATCAGATTGGTGCAATTCGTTCTCGAGATACTGAAGTGAAGTATTTCCGTCGCCTCGAGCGTTGTGTATCGCTCGAGCATGTAGAGCTGTTGCTTTTGGGTAATGTCGTCCATCCGTCGACCGGTCTTCCGCTGTTGCTTCAGGATCCAGTTTTCCCAAGCTTGGCGAAATTCTTCCGATGGCGAATGCCTAGAACAACCGATTGTCTCTAAGAGAGAGTTTTCCCCCTCTTTAGGATAGGATAGACTAGGATAGGATAGGATAGGTGGAGCACTCTCAAGAACGCTCTCCTGACCGTTCTCTAGTGCGCTCTGGTGAGCGCTCTCAAGATCGCTCTCAGCTATCAAAATATCGTTCTTAGAGAGCGATTCCGTACCCTCAGTAGGTCTCTCAGCTACCTGAATCGGTCTCTTAGAGAGCTTTTCGGGTGGGTCAGTAGGTCTCTCAGCCCCGTTTTTCGGTCTCTGAGAGGGTCTCTCAGGTCCGGTCGCGAAACCCTTGCTCGTGCGGATAAGTTGAGCCTTTACCCAGTTTGGAGCATGTTCGTGCCAGTCGTGGACGACTAGCCGATAGTCCGGATGTTCGTCCAGGAATCGAGTTGACACAAGATATTCGATCAAAGCGTCGGGATTCCCGGCGTAATCAACCAGGATCGCTATCTCTTCGTTGGAGAACTTCCCGATGTCACCGGCAGGACAATTCTTCTGAGTCGCCATCCAAAGCATTTCCAAAAGACCTACGACGGAACGAATGTTCTCGCCAAGGTAGCGTTGGAGTCGCTTAAACTTAACCAAGTCGATCGTGTTGTTCTTCATTCGATCTGAGCCTTCCCGGTTCGCTTCGCCCTGCCACTCATCTGCAAAAGCCTGATTTCCCGCTTGGCTTCTGCCAGCTCTTCCATAAGCGTTTTGTTCTTGGCTTTTTGTAGCTCGAGCTTTAGTTCGGTGTCTCGCTTCGTTTGATCGACATATTCGATATGCTGCTTGAGCTTGATGTCGTAGTCTCTGGCGGTCTCCTCGAGAATGTCGGTTATGACGTTCCCCGCCATCGTCGCATCCAACTGCATGCAATTGTCTCGAACGTAGCCCCAAATCTCATTCGCTCTCAACTCGGCTATCTTCCGCTTGGCATCCGCCCATCGCTTGATCGTTGCGTCGGTCGCGTTCTGCATGTTTCACTCCAAAAAAAACAGCCCCCTACGTTGGACACCGGTTAGCCCGTAGATAGGGCTAGATAGTCGTAGGAGGCTGTTTGTTGGTTCGTTTGTTCCGGTGTCCAATCGGATTCAACAACAATGTATCTTACTCTTGGTCGTTGCCAAGGGTCTTGAACAATTTACCCTGTTGGGGATGGTCTCTATCGGATCCCGTATCACGAACGTACATCTGTCCCGCGTCATCGACGTCGGTACCACCAATCGCAATGGACATGGATGCTGGTCGCTTCGGTACACTTGATTTCATGCTTGTCGTGATGGTATAGGCATTAGCCTCTACGCTATGCACTTTGAGCACAATGTCGATCGACAGTTTTGCCGTTGCTCCAAGTGCCTTTTCTTTGTGTTGCCGGACGAAGTCTAGCAAAGCCTTTTGAATGGACGCAAGCTCGATATCGACATTCTGCGAAAATTCGCCTTCGTCAATCAGGCTTGATTTCAGTGGCACGTATGTCATTGCCATCAGTGTTTTCCTTATTTAGTTTGAAACGCTCGATCCGTGAATCGAGAACATGAAGTAAAGATGCCATGAGACATTGTTGATCTTGCAACAGTGACAAATCCACACCCGACACAACTTGCGTCGTGTCGTTCGTGGTCAAAAATGCGTTAAGTTTTGCGAGTCGTTCGCCAAGTTGCTTGCGCTCTTCCACAACCCGTTGTTCGTGTGGTTTCATCGCTGATCGATCGTTCGCCATGGAGTCGATGCGACCTGCCCCAAACCAACCAAGATGCTTGGCGCGTCTTCCCGAAGAATCTGAACGAATTGCTCAAACGCTTCAAACTTCATCGCTTCCAAGTCTGGGCTCGTAAGGTAAACCACTACATTATCGTGCACGTCAGTGACAAGCACGTCGAAAACCATCCTGATTGGTTTCGTCCCGATAAACACTGGACATTCAATCTCGATCGAGTCTGGCAAGTCTACCATGGTATCTTGCTTGACCCCGGCGATTTCCGTGTGCACCATCACACCGTTAAGCGACTTTCGACCAACCCCGCGTTGAATCTCAACCGACTTTGAAAGCTTGATCTGTGAAAAGATCATCGCCAACTCTTTACCATCCGGCTTTCGAATCGATCGACGATACTTCTGCGCGAAGACAGAAAAATCGATGACGTCGGTCGCTTCGTCCAGCATTTCGTACCATGGAAGAAACATCGGATGCAACTTGGCTTCGAACGTAATCAACTCACGTCCAGCATCGACCAATTCATCCAGTACCACCGTAATTCGTTGGCTCTCCAAATTGGCTAACCCTACTGCGCTTTCACCGGCGTGAGTTTCGCAGTACTTCGCAAAAGCTCCGATTTCGTGAAACGTGTGAGCCCGTGCAGGGTCTCGAGCAATCGGCAAATCCTCTTCGATAACCCGTCGCTCTGGCAAGAGTAGTCGCCTGTTGATTTCAACCCGCGTAACCCCGTTATCGACTGCAATGTCGAACACGGTCTCATGCCCGTCCGTAGCCTTACGCAACAGGTCGCTAATGATGTCAGATTCCATAACCATATTCCTTTGAAAAAACGAGAAACTAGAAACCAATAGTGCGTCGGGGAATTGAACCCCGACAGTACCCTCGCACTAATCCCTACTTAGAACGGAAATTCATCCTTGGAGAACGTTTTGCAACTGTCTGCAATCACCTTCAATTGAACCTTGACCGTTGTCAAAAAGTTTTGGCAATACTGGTTTTCTGAGGCTGGAAGGTTGTTCAAGATAAAGCTATCCAACTTCGCTCCGAATTGCTCAATCTTCAAGGCATCGGGCTTCATCGCTTCCAATTCAAGCTTTCGCTTTTCTTCCGCTGCAAGTCGATCGACTTCCATTTGTCGCTCGATTTCCTCACGTACCTTTTGATCCTCAATCGCTTTGGCTTCGCGTTGGAGTCGTTCCGCCTCGAGTCGCTGCTTTGTTGCCTCTTGCTCGGCTTCTGCTCGCAATCGCTCCGTTTCGGCGTTTTGAGCCGCGAATTGTTTGCGTAGGATATCCTGTTGCCGTTCGTGTTCAATTCGTTGGGCTTCAAGCTTCTCATCCGCGATTCGCTTTTCCTCGAGTTGCTTCGCCATGGCTTCCTTTTCAGCTTTGGCCTTAGCTGCTCGCAATTCCTCCAGCTCTTGCCGGTCTCGATCGACTTGTTCCCGTTCCAGTCGTTCGGCTTCGCGTTTCTTAGCCTCTTCCGCTTCTCGCTTGGCCTGATCTTCCTTTCGCTTCTGCGATATCACCGCGAAGTACTCCGCCGCTTTGGATAGCTCTTCGTCGAATTCCTCATCTGTCATCGCGGCGACAACTAGCGGATTCGTCGACCATTCAAGCTCTGCCAATTGTTTGATTCGCGATACCATGAGAGCATGCTTCGCTTCTTCTGCGACTCGCTTGGCTTCTTCCTTGCGAAACTCGATTTGTCGCTTCAGCTCAGTCGCTTTCTCTTTAATCGGAGCTACAAGCGTCTTGAGCCGATTAAAAATGACGTCCACCCGCTTCCCGTACTCGAGCGCAACAGACTTTTCGTTTTTGCGTTCCGCTTCGATCGTTGTTGAAAACGATGTTGCTCGCGACTTGATCATCGTTACAAGCTTTTCATCGTCCAAGCTCATAGACTCGGCTTGTTTAGCTAGTGCCGTTATCTGATCCTCTGTAACAGAGCACTCGATCGGCCTATCGCTGAATTTGATCAGCGTACCGCTACGGCTCTCCAAGAAGCCCTCTACCGGTTCGCCGGTCGTCTTGATTGTCACTCCCATATCCGGAATCGTTCCGCCTGATTCGACCATAGCCTCCAGTTGGTCCAATACATCATCATTCGCCATCGTGTTCACTTTCGTTCTCATCTCGAGTAAAAAACAGGTAAAGATTCTCAAAAACTACCATTACAACGAGTATCGCTAGGAACGCTAACGATACTGCAACTACACCGACAATCGACTCAGTTACGTTTAACCGGATTGCGTCTCTCATGCCAGTGGTTCCGATCGGTTTCCGTTCGTTTCTTGCGTTGCTTGGAATTCCTTAGCCACGCTCGTAATACCATCCTTGATAGCGACGTATACCTTACCCAAGGTTGTGATATGTTGCGACGTCATTGCCGTAACATTTCGCTGAATACGAGCCTCGAGCATTGCTGTCGTGACTCCAATCTCTGCAAACTTGGCTATAACCATTTCGATTCGCTTCACGAGTGGATCCGTGCTAGCGTTCATCGTCGCGTCACACTGAGCAATCGCCGCGTCGATAATGTCCCCTGGTATCACCGAAAGGATGCAAGCTCGCAACCGTCTCGAGCCATTGTTGGCAATCAGTTCGTAAATGTCCCGATTGTCCGTCAATGCGTACGCGCCGTTCTTGGTTTGACGTTCGTGCTTGACTGTGAATATCTTGCTATTCCGGTTGTTTGTCTCCAGGTCGATCGCGTACGACTCAACAACCGTGTGCGTTGCTGTCGTCTCTAATTCGCGGATCCCCGAATGGACGTTACCCCAACATCGTGCTAGGGTCTCTGCCATTCGAATAGACGGACCAACAATATCTTTGCCCCCTCGAGCGTATTGATATTGGGCTACTTCCGCCAACCCCTTTCGCTTGCATGCTGCGATAATCTTGTCTAACGCTTCCGATTCGTTCCTCGGAAAGCGTTTCGCCATCGTCATCGCCCCTTGAATCTCAGCGATTTCTCGAGAAGCGACCGCGTTAGCAAGTGCACCCCCGGTACCCTGGTTCGCTGTGGTACTCAATTCGTTACTCATTGTCTTGCCCTTCTAATAAGTCCTTGAAAAACAAATCTTCCATTTCCGGACGTTCCAACCATTTTGGTACGGTAATTTTCGTAGGTGCCGGTCCCTTCGAATAGTCTGGTTTCCAATTGTCAGTCAACGTTCGGATCTTCAGTTGCTCGCACAATGCTGCCGCATCTTGCATGCCCCTAAGAAGTCCGTAGTCGTCCCACTCGACAACCGACGTTTCGTACGGATACGTTGTACAAACGCATACCATTACAAACCGAAATTGCCCTCCCCAAACCTGCGAAGCCCCCTCGCAATACAATGCCCCTTGCCGATGATAGCCAAGCTTTGCAGCATGGATTGCAAAGGCTTTCGGGCTAGCGTTACGGCATGTCTTGATGTCAATAATAAGCTTTCGCCTTGGATCGACCCAATCAAGCTTCGACCGAAAATCGAGACCGAACAAACGGTAGTACGTTACGCGCTCGATTTCGACGTCTGGTGTCTCAAGCGTCTTGCCGATCGTCTCGTTCGATCTGATTCGCTTCGCACACGCTAGAGCGTCCTGAATCGTTTCTCGTGTGATGACCGTCTTCTTGCCGGCAACATACAAAGCTTCGTCGTACGCTGCCCTACCCGCGTTGGTACGTCGATCGATGCCTTCCGGAAGAATGTAATATCTTTCCGAAAACTTACTTGACTCGAGAACTAAGCAATGAACTAACGTCCCAAACTCCATGGCTTTCGTTACTGGTCGCTTGTATTCGCCGTTGATCATCTGCCAATACAACTCAGGAGACTCTTTGAGCAAGCTGAGACCGGAATTAGAAACCCTCGAGTGATCGCTGAAGTAGTCTTCATCCTTCATCGCTCTTGGCTTCCTTTCGCTCTAGTGCTTCGGTTTCCGCCGCGACCAACAGTCGGCTAACTGCCCACTGGGTAAACGAAAGCTCGGCAAGCTTCGCCGCTTTCTTGAGCTTGTTCCAGGTCGCAGTACCTACGCGACCTAGTTGTCGCTGCTTCTTAATTACGCTCATGCGACCCTCGCAATTCATCAACCGTTTGATTGAACTTGTCAGACATGGCATCGTAGAGCATTTGAGCCCCGATTTTTCCCTCTTCTGAGCTTGGAGCGCCGATTTTGCAAGCGACGAACATTAGCGCCGAAGCTACGCATTGTCTTGCTAATCCTGCACTTAAGCGACCTGAACCCACAATAACCCGAATTGAGTCCATGCAAAGACCCTCGATTGTGGAAGCGATTAGGTTAGTCGCTTTTGCTTCGTCTTCATTTGCCTTTGGATTGCCCGTTGTCATACTATTCCCCGTTCGTGTAAAGAAACTGAACCGGTGGAAATGTACGCTGCCGTAGTGACGTTGTCAACACGCTGTCACTACTTTTTTACAAGTATCCTAGTGCTAGCCGTTCCAACACGGCGAAAGCTGTCTCCATGCCATCCAGTTGCACGGTCCAAACTTGCTAACGAAGTGTTTATGACCACGCTGACAATCTTCGTTCGTCCATGCAACTGGGTGAGCCAAATGGAAAAAATAAGGTCGCCCAATCCATTCGGTTTCACGCTTGTCTCTCCCAAGGATCCATCCTAGCCAATAGTCCCACATTGGGCGACCAACCGAAAAAACCACTTCGGGAAGCTTGGAGACTTGATCAGGCCAAACCAGAAAAGCATCAAGCCCCCAAACCTCTTGGATTGCATCGGTTGGGGAGTCTTTGAAGTTATGCCGTATGCCTATCGCTGATTTCCCGGCTTTGACGATATCGACGATGGTCGACTGGTCCCCAATGATGCGAATGTCGGAGTTGATCAGTAGTACCGGCTTTTGTTTTGCAATCGCGACGTCCAGCAATCGATTGATCGGTTGCGTCGGCTTTGCGTAGAACGTACCAAGCACGTCGTTAGCTATCCATTCGTCGACCTGGGTGAATACTTCCCGAAGCTTATCGATTTCCTCGGAAGTGTTTACCGATACGACAGTGAGCCCTAATCGCTTCCATGTCGCGACCGCTTCCAACTGCTTTTCAAAATGCTTTGGGCCGATCGATGTCACCGCGACGACACACTCGATCGAGGGTTGTTGCCGATCGGCGTTTGGAAGATACACGTAGGAAGAGTTTTTCCATCGTTCTTTCGCTTCCTCAACTGTTAGCTCTGGCTTCAGAAGCTTGCGATTGACGTGGTTATGCCCTTCACAACTGTACGCTGTCCAGTCGTCGAATCGTGGTCTATTTACTTCGATCCATCGTCGCATGTCATCCTTGCACGTCACGCAACCGGGAATACGCTCGATCCAATCCAATAGCCAAACCCAACTTGGATTCGCGATTGTGTGCCATTCACGCCAATGCTTGTGGTACGCGCCGTAATCGACTGGTGTTAACGAAAAGTAGTCGATACCTGGGACAAGTTGCCCCGGTCCTGTATTGTCGTCCCATGCTTGCCGATACTTTTCATCGGTTTGGCAAAGCTTTCTCCAGTGTTCTCCCTTGTTTACCTTGTGCCGGTCGCAGAAACCAGCGATAGGGCACTCGCATGGAGGGGACACACGTTTTAACTTACAAGTGCTCATGCCGTTATCGTAACTGTGTATGATCCTGCGGAAAAAATTGGACCGCAACCACACGAAAGGTCGGATCCCGCGACAGTGTACGGTCCATAAAGTATGGAGATTGGATTGCACGTAGCAGTTGACGGAAGTCTCGACCCACCGTGAAAACCATCTGAGTTAGTACAACCGCTGTCTAATAGGAGCAAGATTGCCTCAAGCGGATCGTTGTCGACTGCTGGACACGTCCATCGCACTCTACCGGTAAAGCATCCGCAAGCGTCCCCTTTCCAGGTGCTATCTACTCGATCGTAGACTAACTGAGTATCGCAACTCAATGCTTCCATTCTCGGACCAAACCCCTGGAAACGAGCGTTTAGCACCGGTGGAATGTATGACGTATCGCATTTACATATACACACGGGACATGTCTCGAACGTTTCGTTATGCTGGACGAAACGGATGTCGTCGAACTTGAGCCCCGCTACACTCGCTTTCATTCCGATACGATAGCCCGTCGGGAATGGCGTTGCATCTTTTCCAACAAACGAAAGAGTCGCATTTGACACCATTCCACAAAGCTCACCTGGAGCTATTCGAACCTGCAAATCTCGAGATAAATTGCTCAAGCCAACAATCGTTGCGCTTTTGATCGTGGTATCTACCCCGCTGGTACGCTTTCCGATGGCTAATACCGACGTGTCTCCTGCGTTTCGGGTAAAGTCACACCAGTGATAATTACTCGCATCGACCGCGTTACAAATAACGCGATACGTCGCCCCGCTGTCAAATACTTCGTCGATCGTCTTCACGATCGCTATTCCCGATGGGTCTGGATCCGGATGAAGCGTATCGAATATCGCCGCGTCAGTTGTATCGGCAACAGCTTGATTGCTTACGATCGAGAAATTGTCTCGAGTCGCTGCTGTCCATCCCGATCCAAGGTCGGTTGAATTAGCTCGATTGAAGTCGTCTTGTGCAATGTCGCAACTTTCTTCGTCACAACAGCAATATCCAAGTCCTCCCATTTAACATACCTCCAGCGCTAGATACGTTCTTTCACCTTCCCAAAAAGCGACAGTCTTGTCTATCGCGATGTTGGTCCCTATTGTGACTGCTTTTATGTCTTTGTTTGTTGCCGTGTAAGAGCCCGTATTGCTCTGCTTGTAGTACTCGACCAATTTGAGCGACCCGTCAACCACTTCTCGAGTTTTCCCCCGTCGTACTCCCTTTCGGCGGAACTCGGTTCTCGCTGCCCATGGTATTGGGGGAACGTAGTTGCGTAGCTTTGTGTGCGTTCCGTTCTCTTCGTGTTTAAGCATCCACGTCGTATGGTAGATTCGTGCCCCTGGTACTTGTTCCACAATGCCCCATAAGTACTCGGTGAATGTTTCGTCTTGGTACTGGTACCATGCGTCCAATGCTTGTTCGATTTCCGTCAACCGTGCGGTCTTCACGGTACGTGTGATGTCGTCGGCTAGTTGGTAGTCTCGAATGTTGATCGAAGAGCCACCATCCCCAAACGTCGCTTCATCCTCTTCCACGAATTGAACAGGGAAATAGTCAGATGGAAGTATTTTTGCCTTCCCAATATGCTGCTTCGTTGCATCATCGTCGTTAAACTGCCCTGGGTAAACGATTCGCCCGTCGGCTGTTGCCTCTTCACGTGCGCTAACGTCGTGCGTATCCGTCAATCGGACAATGCTGACGGTACCGGCGAAAGGATCGAATATCATGTCGAGCCCGACAGAAGCAAGCAAGCCTTGCAAGATGGTCGCACAATTGCCACGTCCGGAAATGTTCGTTATGGGAGAAACTGCGACCGACGGACAACCAGGATATTCTAGCTCAGTCTCATCGAAGATAGCTTCGACAATTTGCACAAAGGTGTGGGGAGTGTTCGAAGCTCGGCAAAACTCGTCAACGTAAAAGTTGTAGGTCGTCGTGCTTCCCCCCGGCTCGTACGCGACTAAGTTGATCGTGTTGTACTCGGTGTTCACCGTGCCACGCTCGAGCAAAACTCGCTTGTCGCGAAACTCCACTACCACATTACCGGATTCCAGCTCTTTCAACCGCGAACATAGATAGTACCCCTGCCAAGTGAATACTTGCGGCTCATCGCCCTCTTTAGCATCCTCTTCGATAAACGTCGCCTCGAAGCTTACCGCGTCTTCTCCGATTGCGTCTGCATCCTCTTCTCGCATGATGAAAACAGCTCGACCGCTGTTGCATCCCCTTGGGCAGTCGATGAATTGCTGTTGGCTTGTTTGGTCGAAATAGACAGGCTTACCGTCTACGAGCCAATTAAATGAACCAATCATTTCCGTGCCTTGATTTCCTTCCATGCTTCCAAAACTAGATCGACCCAATCCTCAAGCTCGGCTACTGGAGCTGGAACGTAGTTGGACGTCACAATGCGACCGATGGAACACAATGGTTGCGGCTTGCCATCAAGAGCTTGCTTGAGTTGTGCGAGTACTGCGACCATTGCCGGATCCTGCGACAACTTCAAATAGGCTTCCGTGTGTTGGATCGCTTCCTGTATCTTGCTCATTTTGTAACTGGAATCCTAACTTGTGGGTGAGCAGCTACGGGAACGTACCATTGTGGACCGCCCCCCGCTACTGCTACGTGCTTTCCCGGTACCGACCATGTATCGATCGTAGGTGCCGTTACGCTCTGCAAATAACTGATTCGATCGAGCTTGGCTTTTTTGGTGTCGTAGGCTTTTTGCCTCCTGGGTAAAACCGGTTGACCTGGAAGCGTCCAAGCTGTTGCTTGTTCATAAATCCCTAACTCCTGTGGCTTCACCCCTTCAACACTAAAGTACGAACCGCGATAGCCCCCTTCCGCTTGCCACTGAACCATCTTTCTTGGTGGCGGAATCGCTGGAGGGGGACCAAGTGTAACGGGCTTGCTCAGATCGATCCCGTCTAACATGCCCTCCTGCGTGTTTGGCTTTAGCGGTACCATGGTCCCGGTCTTGTGGTCGTACGCAACAGCCATATTCGCGAAATAGTGCTTGGCGACGACCGTACGGGCTTCCCGATGTTCCGGCGAGTCGCCTTGCTCCGCTGCTTTCGCTAAAACCACCGGATGCAACTCGGCAACCTTTGCAGGTGCTTTTACCGCTTTTGCCTTGCCTGTCGCCTTTTGCCCCGTTTTGGAAGTTTCTGCCGGCGTTTTCTGTGCCCCGTCTCCGTCGCTGGTAAACTGCCCCCCGCCTTGCCCTTTTCCTTTGTGTTTGTGTCCGGCTCGATCGACTGACGACATTCGGACGATACCGCGATACCCAAACCCTGGTTCCGGTGGAAAGGGAATATGCTCTAGCCTGTGCTCCGGTTGTGCCGGTGGACGTCCCGAACGTAACCAGTCCATCGCTTCGCGTACCCCTAACCGTGCGGCTTGCTCGATCGTCAAGAGCATGGTTCCGCATCGGCATTGATAGCCCCATGGTGGAGTATAGAAGTCCCAAAAAGGATCGTCGCGCCGATAGATCCCGGTACCGTTGAGCCCCAAACGCTCTAGGGCTCTATGCGTCGTCCGTGTACGTGCATCGTGATTGCAAGTGTATCGCTGATAGGGAAACAATCCCGCGACGATAGGATGCGATGCCATGGTCTCCTTGCCATCGCGATACGCTGCTTGTACGTTGGTCCGATAGATGTTTTCAACGTGTGCCGGATGCAATGCCGAACCCTCGATCGACTCGGCTAGCTTTTGCTGGAAAGCTCGGATCGTTTGACCGGCTGAAACATCCTCGACAAGCACGTCGCGGATAGTCTCGATCGCCTTTTCGCCTAGATCGGCAGTAATGAAGAAAGCTTTCTTCTGCTCTTCCTCTCGAGCCAAATCCCATTGCGGTCGCGTCATCACGTTCCGACGTACGAGGTTCGAGACTGCTTTGTCGATAATCGGCAACCGAAGCGTCTTGAGCGAGTCATTGTCTCGGAAGTGTGGAAACAAATTCAGCTCAAACGGCTCTGGTTGCTTCCCTCCCCATAGTTGGTGTGTGAAGTGTTGCCATAGCCATGCTGGAAACTGCTTCGAAACTGAGTCAATTCCGCCGACCCAAGCAGCTAAATTAGTATCGGCCAAGTGATCGACCAATACCACCGACGACGATGCCCAAAGCGAACGGATTCGATTTAGGACACTCGGTATCGGAAGAGTACGATAAGAACTCGATACCGTACGAATGATGTCGTCGCGAACTTCCGCGAAAACCGCTTCCGCGCCGAATAGAGTCTTGTTGTAGATGTCGTCGGGCTCAATCATCGCGGTTCCATTTCTTCCCACATTGATTCGGGAAACATATACTTTTCGTTTTCCCAGTATGCTAGTGCCCAATTAGGCAATTGGCTTACCGCCATTGCCTTTTCCAGCGCCATCGTCAGATCGCTCAACGTCTTCTCCAAGCATGTCTGCTTTGGCTTTGTCTTGCTTGTCCTTTGCCGCTTTTTGCTTTTGTGCCTCGGCTGCCTCAGCATCGCCCTCGATTTCAACGTCGGTCTCTGTAACTTCATCGTTGCCCCCCGTCATGTCTGGAGTCTCTTCGCTAGTTTCTTCCGCTAGTACCGCTGAATCATCCTCGTAAGGGTTTTCCGGCATACCCTGGACACCTAGTCCATTCTCGACAACAAAGTCGCCCATGGCTTCTTGTCTCGCTGATTCGTCGGTCCACCATGTCTCCATGGTTCCTGTCTCTGCTTGCGGTTGTGCGTTATCCATTGCTTTCCTCTTCTAGTTCTCGTTTACAGACTCCATTGACCATTTCGCCACCGCAAGCTTCGCAGCGTGCGATTTCGATAATCTCATACACGGTACACTTTCGGCCCGATACCTTGCATTCCCTCGGTTCCACTTCCCTCACCCAACCAAGTCGAACACAATCAATCGCTCGTTTCCTGATTGAGTCGAAAATCGCAAATTCGCCTGGATAGACGTTACTCGCAACTTCCTTGGCTGTTGCTCTCCCTCCAAGAGCCCTCAACCCACTCATAAATTCCAACTTCCTGTCATTCAATCGTGGTTTAATGTGCTCCGCGCCATCGTGGCTCGTTTGCTTATCGTCTTTTCTTGCTAGCCCTAGAGTGTCCATTAGTCGCCCCAAATCTTTGTACCGGCCAATGCTCCCTCTCTTACGTGTTGAGGGATGTCCGGCGAATTGTTGATCGTATCGACCGCGAACTTCGCAAGCTCATACCGGTCGATCGTTAGTGCTTCTGGTGGCATCTGTCCGGATAATACCGGTGGATTGCCGTTTTTCAAAAAGACGCAAGTGACGTCTGAATCGGTTGCGTGTCGCTTGGCGAACTCGGCATGGTTTTTCGCTCCTAAAGCGTAAGAATCAGCAAACACCATTGCATCGACCATTCGCCCGTCAATAGGGTCTCCAGCTCGCTTGACCACACCGCGACCTGGATCCGCCCACGATACTTTCGGATCGCTATGCACGTAAACGTACGAAACTTTGTGACCGCGTTTTCGTGCCTCCTGGAGAATCCAAGGATTTTCCGTTGCGTTTTGGTCCCCGGCTGAATCCCACACAACTGCAGCGCGTTTTTTCAGCTCCAAAGCTTGGGGAACACCCTTCAGCGCGAAACCCTTGCCAGCTCCACAACCACCGACCGTAACCAGGATTTCCGACCCCTCCGGAAGTGTGTCCAGGTGCTTGACGAAAGCGTTCTTTGCAATCGCGTTTGCTGTTTGGTGTAGCGACGTGTTGAGCGTTGCCCGATTCTTCGACCGTTGCTCGAGGTTTTCATTCAGCTCGAGAGACTTCCAATATGGGCTCAGATTCTTGCAAGCGTCGGTTTCGAACGTTGCAGGGGATCCAGGTTCCGCCATCGCGGTAAACATAATGACCGCATCGTTGATCAGCTTTTCCGGATCCGCTTCGAAAGCCTGAGCAAAGTGGTCTTCCGATTTCTTGGCGACTCCGGTAAGCCCTGGAATCCTCGGTATCTTTTTTGGGGGAGGGGGAACATCGAAAGCCGCAACCCCGACTCGAGCCCGATCGGTTATACCGTCGTGGTTTGGATCTTCGTCAACCCTCGGATTGTGATGACCGCCGAATATCTGCGACTTGTGCACCGGTGGCGGGGGAGTGTCGATCGGTGAGTTTGCCGGCTTGTTTGGTTGGTTTGGTTGGTTGGTTCGGCTCTTCTGTAAATCCTGAGCCTCAACGTAGCCTTGGGCATCGCTCCGACTCATTCCTTCCTTTTCCGCTGCCGACACCCTCGCTTCGTAGTCCGATGATTCGGATGGCTGTTTTGGTTTCGCCTTTCTGATCTGTTCTTGAAGATTCCACCGGCTCGGCCACTTTGCAGGATCGATGCCAAGCTTGGTAGCCATCGCATCGACTTCGCTCTTATCCATTGCGTCCAGCTTCGCGTGAAATGCGTTTTGCTCTTTCAATGCGGCTTGTTTTTCCGATGGTGCTTTTTGCTTCGGATTGTTCAACTTGTCGACGATAACCTTGTTTTGCTTCGCCTGTGGGCTTTCGTACTTTTGCCCCGCCATCGAAGCTTTCATTTCGTCTTGGGACAACTTCGGTCGCTGTTGTGGCGCTGCTTGGCCCCCCGCATCTTGCCGCGTCCATCGGTGATTCTCGTTGAGAACGTAGTTCACCCCGCCTTTGTTGACCGTGGTACCGACTTGAAGCGCCATTCTGCGACTTAGCGACATTCTTGCGACGTCTTCCCCCTCGATCGACAATTCCTCGGTATCGATCCCGTCGGCTTCGTCGTCGGGTAGCAATCCCTCGAGAGCAAGTTGCATCGCTTCATCTTCCGTAGCCCCGACTTTCATATAATCCGATACCATGGTCTCGACTTCACCGGCTTTGTTTGCGACAAATGCCTCCAGCTCATCGGAATCCATCAACTCGTTAAATAGTGGCTCGTTTGCTTCGATCGCACTACGAACCGCTTCAAGAATTTTAGGATCGCTTGATTCCGTCATCGTTTGTTTCATCCATGGGCTAGGCATGCTTTTGTTTCCTTTTGCGTTTCAGTTTTCGAGCTTCTTTGAGTAGCAACATAATCGCCCACTGGGAGAAATTGTACCCCGAAAGCTCAGCTCCGGATTGTATTTCCGCCCATGGTTCATCGTGAACCCGAATGGACCGGCGTTTTGCCGATCCTGTTGCCGGTCGTCCCTTTTTTTTCATCCTTCCATGTCCCTTATCGCGTTTTCTTGACCTGGGGAAATGTCGTCTAACGTTGCTGGTCGTCCCCCAAAAAAGTTTACGTTGCAGTTTATCACGGTACCGTAGCGAAGCTCGCCGTAGCAAACCCCGCAATACTCTTTGCCGTTGAGCTTCTTGGAAGCGTCCGAATACCCGCAAGCGTCACACAACCGAACCATGCGAAGCTTTAATTCGCCTTTGTTAGTGCTAGGCATCGTTTTCACCGTCCATTTCCATTCGATAATCCGCCGCTGCCCCAAGCAGTTGCTCGAACGTTTCGAACGTGTAGGAGACTTCAAACATCCCCCCCTTTTCGCTCATACGATACGGCTCTTGTTCGCCCATGTCGTATTCGAACACAACTCCAAGGGGAAACTCTTCAGAACACAAGTACTTTCCGATTTTCTTTCGGAGAGCCCTATATTCGTCGATCGAAAATCCTTCTGGTGGCGGGTTTCGTAGATCGCTCATAACCGCATCGAACGAATCATCGCATCCAAGCAGTTCCTCGAGCGTGTCACAATCCTGAGCTTCGATCGCTGGTATCATTGCCCTGTAGAGATACTCCCGAACGTGTGGAGTAAACTCGGCACAATCCATCATCGCGTGCATGATAGCTTCCGCTATCGCGTTTCCGCCGCTGAATCCCATTATGCTTTCCCTCCTTTCGCTGTCTTGCTAGGACGTCTCGACTTATCGACCGTCGCGACCTTCTTTCCAGCCTTGGGAGACACTGATTTATCAACTGCGCTAGCCTTGCTGACTACTTCGGTAATCAACACGGACAATTTCGAAAATCGCTCCAATTGCAACTCGAGCTTATCGCGTTCCGCAATCGCTGCATCACGCTCTTTCGTAACCTTGTCGAGAACTCCACGCTTTGTGGCTTTCTCTTGATCGTTGACGAGCGCGTTGTATAGATCGACCGTGTTTTCATGGTTCTTCTTTTCGAAAGCTAAGGCTTTTCTGTGCTTCGCCTCTGCCTTTGCATGACAATCATGCAATTCAACGATATGCTTTTCCAGCTTTGCTACCTGGGCTCGAGCCTCAATTGCTTCTTTGTTCGATGTCTCAAGCCATCGTCGACAAGCGTTTAAGTCGTGTATGGTCTTGTTCAATTCTCGCTGCATGTTTTCGTTGTTTGACTCCGCCAAACGTGCCTCGATCGACTTTTGTTCGTCTCGTACTTCATTGACGATAGCCTTGACCCTCCCAATGATGTCTTTCCAGTTGTTCATTATGCTTTGCCCCTTTGCTCAAAACCCTCGATCGTTGCTGCAAGGCTCTTGACCAAGTTGCCCGTTAGCATCGCGACGAACTTCGAACCATCTTCCGCAAAGATATGGAAATCAACCGTCGGGTTTCCTTCGACCGTCCCCTTGCCGACAATGATGCACTTGTCGATCGTAGCTGCCCGAGTATCTAACTCATCGCGGTTGTAGTTGGGCGCTAAACTCGGATTGTCGACAATCTCAATTTTTAGAGCGTTCATTAACGTGTCTCCCATGTCTTGCATTCGCAATAAGCAGGATTTCCGCCTCGAGAGCAATGGCAATCTCTCGCTTGCTGCTCTTCGACTGGAGTCCAAACGCCATCTAGCTCTTGATGTCGATGGGACAAAACAACCAAAGGCTCTTCGAAGTGTGATGCCGCGATTTCACCGGCTTCGATTGCCGATACACCCATCAAACCCGATACGAATTGCCCATTCGTACGTTCTACGAATCCACCATTGAGGCACCGTAGTTTTAATTGCTCACACTTGGCAATATAGAAGTCCATCGTTGGATACTTGCCATTGGAAAGCTTAGGTGCTTTCCAGTACTCCGTTTCCTTAGCCATTACTGTTTTCTCCTGAAGGGTAACATTTCACCCACCAAGCAAATCGCTGGTGTCCACAATGTAACGATACCACTTGGCGAATAAATGTCAAGACGTTTATTCTAAGGATTTTACCCAGTCAATACGTTGTCATTACCGAAAATGCCGTAGCAGCTTGAAACCTAGTCCGACTCTTCGTCGGCTTCGTCGTCGGTAATCTTTGTTGGCTCAACGTTAAGATGCTGGAACAATGCGTTTACGTGCTCCTGTTGCCCGTCTTCATCCTCCCAATCTTCGGAGGATGTTTCGTCCATTCCGAGTAGCTCTGACAATGCTAGCTCTACCGCTTCAGCTTCGTTTGATCCCTCTTCCAAGTACCCTCGATAGCTTGCAAGTGCTTCATCGACTCGGCTTGTTATGAATAGGTCTTTTGCTTCGTCGCCTTCGGCCATTAGTTCGTCCCACAACTCCGGACGATTGTCGGCTAAATACTTCGCGAAAAGCTTTCCCCACCTGCTTTGCTTGTCATCACTTGCCATCTGCTTTGTACCTTATTTTGGCGATAATCGTGTCTCCGGCGTCGTGTATATTATACAAGCCGTTCCCGTCCGTGCTAATTCTTAATCCAAGTGACTTCATTCGCTCAAGGTTACTTGTCAGACTTGTCTCGGTGGTTACGAGAAGTGTTTTGGCGTCTGGAGACTCACGCAAAGCTTTCTTGTCATTGCGTTGACTCGTAAGCGTTGCAAGCTCCCTTTCGCGTTCCTCGAGCAACTGAGCTTTCTTAAACGGTTGCCCTTCGGCCTTACGCAATCGTTCCAAATCGCGTTGAAATGCTGCTAGGTTCTCGGTGTGCGTTATCGGATGCTTTGGTATCGCGTTGATAACTTTCTCGAGAGAATCGAACGACCCACCGTACGGAATTTTTCGATCCGATGGTGTTGTGATCGTGTGCTTACCGTCTCGACTCACGGAAAGCTCAAAGCCTTTATAGCTTCCAAGCTTGCCCGTTCCCTGATACCCCTCTCGAGCCCAAGTATTATCGGAGTACTTCTCGATCGCTTTTGCTTGTGCCTCTTCGTACGCTGCCCGTGCGTCTCTACGTGCATCGGCAAGAGCTTTCTTGGTTCCCTCTTCCGTGTGAGTAATCTCGGTACCTGTGTGCGTCTTGAATTGAAACGATGGTTGCCGTTGCAAGTGCTCAGCGTCTTGCGTTGCTTGTTTGATCGATCGAGAGTAGTTCTCGATTCTCGCTGGAGCTTCGCGAATCGCTTCACTGATCGTGCGTTGCTCGTTTTCGGCTCTTCCCTTCGAACGTCGCAATCGTCGAACTTCGTCCTGTAGTCCGATCTGTCGCATCATTCCAGGATCCCCGGTTGCAATCGCAATCATCTGCTCAGGCGACATATCGTCGGTGGAAATGTCTTCCATGGTCCGAAGCGTTTTGTCACCGATCATAAACTGATTGATGAAACCCGACTTGTTCGCCAATATCTGCCACGAAAGGTAATCGGCTGAACCCTCTTGGACATACTTGAACACGTCGATACCACCCGTATCTTTGTGCATGTTGCCCTGCCGATGGGCTCTACCGTCGCGTTGCTCGAGCGCCGATGGGTTGTACGGAATGTCCAAATGATGGATCGCTTTTAGTTTCTTCTGGATGTTAGTACCGGTCCCAAGTCGCTCAGTGGATCCAAATGCGATTCGTGCGTCTCCACGTCGTAGACGTGCCTGGGCATCTTCGCGTTGGATGTCGCTCATATCCTGCGAGAAATCGATTATTTCCCCCGGTGGTATTCCCGCCGCTACTAACTTGTCTTTCATATCCTTGAACAACGAAAAATTGGTCTTGTTCGTGTCGTGGATACCCGTATCTGAGAATACTGCTTGAACGTGATCCTTGCTTTGATGGTAGACGTCAAGGATATTCTTGATCGCTGTGTTCGCCTTGGAATCTGGATGGTCCGGAAGACTCGCATCGTAGAGCCGCAAATCGATCGATGCTGCTCTCGCATCCGTGTTGATAATAAACGGGCTATCGTGAATCATTTCACCCGCAGCGCTTCGAACTAACCTTTCCGATCTTCCGCCCCGGCATGCCAATGCCCGTTCCTTTATCTCTTCCATCACGGAATCCATATCACTCGATCGAGCTACCGCGATTGCGTGTTCATGCTTGTCCGGTCGGATTAAGTTAGGGATGTCGACAGCTCGCTTAATGTCCATCATTTCCGATGCCATGTTGCGAAGCTCGGGAAGGTTCATAAACCGCTTGAACCGTTGTGTTGCGACCGCTTCCCCCTTCAGCTTGAACTCAAAATCGTTTGTGATTTCGCCGTAGGTATCCGCCCAATCGTCAAACCGCGATACACCGCGTTCGCGAAGCACGTCCGATTGGATGAACTTCTGCATAACGTACAATTCCGCCATGCTGTTGGTAATCGGTGTTCCCGTCGCGAACACAACTCCCCGACCGTCGTTTTGCTCCTGTAAGTAGCGACACCGTGCAAGCATGTCCAGGGCTCGAGCACTAGCCGAAGCAAGCTTGGGAATGTTTCCCACCTTGTCGTGCTTGGTAGTGATCGGCAATCCCTTGAACTTGTGTGCCTCATCAACGAACAATTGATCGATGCCAGTATCCTCAAAGTAGATCGCATCTTTGTCTTCCGATCGGAGTACCTTGTCGAGATAGCCTTGGATGCCCTTTTTGCGGCTCTCGATCTTCTTGATATTGTTCTGCAATGCTTTGCTTTTGCGTTCCCGGTCTTTCTTGGTGGTCTTTTTGTACTTACCCTCATCTTCCAAATCGGTTAGCGCGTCCATGTCGGCTTGTTTCTTCTGAGCCATAACCAATGCGGCTTCTAGCTCTTGGATTTCCTCACCGATGACTCGCTTGATCGTGTCGGGCTTCATCTGCATCTTGGCAATGTTCTCATGCGTCATAATGACCATGTCATAATCGCCGGTTGCAATGCGGTTCAACATTTCTTGGCGGTTCTCTGCCGTGAAATTCTTTCCTAGCGATAGGATTCTCGCATCTGGATAGAGTTGCTGAGCCTCTTCCGCGAATTGTTCGATGTTCGCGTTCTTTACCGCAAACGCTGGTTTTTTTGCAAGCCCCATGCGTCTCAGCTCCATTGCCGATGCGACCATGGTCGATGTCTTGCCGGTACCTACTTCGTGTGCAAGCAATCCGCGACCGGTCTGGACAATTCGCCAAGCAGCATCCTGTTGAATCTTGCGAAGCTTGAACGTGTCTACCATGCCTGGGAATGTTTGGTGACTGCCATCGTACTTGGTATCGACGTGCGTGTTTTGCGTCTCGTTATAGATCGCTGCCATTGCCTCAGTTCGCTCCGGATCCGAGTCAAACGCCCACTCCCTAAATTGCTCCTGGAGTGTCGCAATTTTCTCGGCATATCCGTCGGTTGCGTCTTTATCGATCGCTCCATCGCTGTCGCGTACCAAAACGGGCTTGCCGTTGACCGCTGCACTCATAACCCGTTCAAAGTCGCCCCATACGGCTCGCGTCGAATGAGCGTACTCAACATGGTCGTTTAGAATCGTCATGGCGAAATTGCCACCGTCTCGAGACATTCGGAAGTCTTCCATGTCCGCCCCGAGAACGTGCGCCGCAAACTCCTGGAGTCGATCGACTGGCACCCAAGGGGAACTCATCGTCACGCCGATTTCGTCCGATGCAATTGTTTCTGGTTGGTTTTGCTCGAGCGCTCTAACGTTCGCTTCGAATGTCGGATCGAGAATTGCCGCATGTCTCGCTTCCGCAAGCTTCCGCTTGGTATTCCCCGAAAGGTACATAGCGGCTGGCATCCAAGTGCCGTTAGGATCCTGGAATGCTAGTCCTTTCTCTCGTAGATCGTTGCCTACTTCCTCTTCCGTTTGCCCCGTCAACGTGGCAATTCTCGAGAGAGACAATCTACCGGTCTCATGGAGCGATATTGCAAGTCCTTCCGCTGGTCCGTCTGCTGTTGTCGCTCGCTCTCCACGAACTTGCGTATTCTTGCTAAACATATCCGCCTTGGTCGCAGTATTGTCGCTCGAGTTATACTTTTCGAGCGATAGCAAGAATGTCGCGTCCGGATCCCCCTTCATTGCCTTTCGGTTATCGGTTTTATGCAATGGTCCGTACTTCGCGTAGAAATCGTCATAGAGCTTATTCAGCTCTGTGCGGTCTGGTTCCTCCCCGCGTCTCTGAGCCTGGAGCACTTCCCGTGCTTTGTCCTTCAAAGCAATCATCGACGTAACTCGATCGACGTTTTTCTCCGGTACCGAAAACGGTTTCAAAGCACCGTTGGAGTACTGCATGATGTTACCGTCTCGAGATACAAGTTGCCCCTCATGGAGTAGCTCATCGGTAATGACCGTTGATTCTTCCGATTTCTTTACTTGCGTTTGGACGATGTCGGATGGAAGTCGATCGATTGCTGCTTGAAGCATGTCGTCGTACGACTCGTTGCGCTCGACATTCTTCATTCCACCCGTGTACATTGTTCCGCTTCGGTTCAAAGTCCCTAAAATCTGATCAGGATTGTCAGCAAAGTACTTATTGATCCGGATGTCTTTCCCGCCCTCCGGATCTGGTACAAGCTCTGTGTTGTTCCAGGAAGGTGCCGCAATTCGCTTACCATCTTTCCAGTGGTAAAGTCGTCCAAGGCTATCGGTTGTTATGCCCGTGAAACCTGGAGAATAGCGAGTCTCGACACTTTCCCCGTTGCGTTGACGTTCGATTTCTTCGTTCGTCATGTTCATTTCGTACGGTTGCTTTGGCATTGCCTCCGCTGGAGTTTCGTCCGTTACTGGTGGTATCGCTGGATTCTTCTTTCGCATGATCAGCATATCGGTAACGACTTCGGTACCGGCGTTCTCGCTGTGTGCATCCGATGGGAAACGAATCGCGGAAACAAACTCGGTATTCTCATCAAGCAGATTTCGAACGTCGTCGGAAATCTTATCCATGGTACCGGTCGACGTTAGTTGCATGATCAAGCCCCCTGGCTTCGTCGTGTCCATAGCTCGCAAGAAGTAGTAATCGTGGAGTTGGGCGCTAATCTTGTGCTTGGGATAGTAAATCTTTTGGTTAGCGTCAAAAGGCACGTTGGTCGCTGTCAAATCGAAGTAGTTATCAGGCGACTTGAACTCTTGAAACGGCTTGATATGCACGTCTGCACTCGGATAAAGAGCTTGCGTAATTGCTCCGGATCCAGAATCCATTTCGACCGCTGTGACGTGTGTCTTTTCCGCCAAGTGCTCTGGCATGAATCCAAGGTAGTACCCTGACCCTACCGCTGGTTCTAGGAATCGCCCACCTTTGAAACCAAGCTTTTCCGCCATCTTCCAATGGGCTTCGACAACACTCGGATGCGTATAGTGTCCATTGATGGTGGAAGCTCGAGCGTCGGCGTAGCCCTCGAGCCCTAGCAAGTCCTTCAGCGTTTGCCTCTCCTTGCTCCACTTCTTATAGTTGGCTTCCGTTTCGACGGATTTCGTACCGTCCGGAAGTGTGTAATCGAACAATCCCGGCATTTGTCCCCAACCTACCCACTTGGATATGGTCTCTTGCTCTTGTGGCGTTGCCGAACGTCCCTCGAGCTTAATTTCGCGTAGGGTCTGCAATGCTGCGATGTTGTCCTTAAACTTGGCTTTTACCCCACTCGAGAAAAAGTCCTTGCTCTTGTAACGGTAGTTGCCCTCGGTGAGAGACCGCTTTGGCTTGTATTTTGGCGCTGCCGGTTTTGATGGCACGGACAGTGTTGGAACAATATTCGGCTTTTGTCCGGACGCTCGTTTGCGTTGCAGTTGCTCCGCGCCAAAGTCCGATGCCTCTTTTATGGTACTGAATCGCTCAGGATAGTCCGTCTTACCATCGGCGGATTTATGCGTAACCCTATAGCCAGTATCCTTGCCGTGCGTGTCGTACTGTACTTTGATCGAATGACCATCCTTGAATTTGATGGTGCGATTCTTTTGAAGCATGTCGGAATGCTTGTCGCGAAGCCCGACGTTTAGATTCTCGAAAGGCTCGATCGACCTGTTTGGTTTTGATACTTTCGCCTCGACTGGAGTACTCGATCGAGAGCCCGATGCAATTTCCTTTAGTTGCTCATCGGTTGCATGGTCGATCTGATCGTTCGGAATGAAGTTTCCTCCGACGTACTCATGCCCGTTGATAACGAGGGGACTATCCTTCGTGTATCCCTTTGGAGCGTGTCTAGGTCCGTTTCCCAAGCGATGGATGTTGTAACCAAGTGCCTTGCGTGCCGCTGCAATTACCGCGTGTGGGCTATTCGCCATTTGTTGCATACTTGGCGGTCCACCCATACCACCCCCGCCCCCGCCCATGTCGCCCCCCATGCCCCCGAACGGATCCCCGCCTTGACTGTCCTGCATGCCGTTGGATTGCTTCGCCCCTTGCTGCTGGAGCATTTGCAGCGCTAACGGCTTATGTCGCAGTTTGAAGGAAACGTTTTCGCCAAAGTTGAGTTGAGCCAATGGCAAAAGCGTTTTGTATAAGTCGCAAAGGATCTGAGTCACCCACGTATCGAGCCCCGCGTAGAATGCTGCCATCGGGAGGGATTTACCTTCCCAAGCTCCACTACCGTCGTTACTGATCGCTCCGTCTGGAATCTCGAGCCCGTGCCGCTTTTCCGCGTCCAAGTCTTTAGGGTACTCGAGGATATGTTGAGGGTTGGCAGATACTTGAGCCCGTTCAATAACCCACTTCGGCTTTCCTGTCTCATCGTTTCCGCTTGGGTACGTTATCACATTGCCGGCTTGAGCTTGTTCAACAATCTGATCTGCAATGAACTTGGCCGAAACTGGTTTTTCCTGCCCCTCAACGTTGTAGTCTTCCGTCGGATACCCGATCGACATTCCACCGTAGGCATCTTTGTGCATGAACAACCGGCGAACGTCTAGCGCTCCACCGTTTAGCCACTGATCAGCCCATGGCGAATACGCTCCGAGTAGGATTGAGGCTGAATACTTTTCGCCATCCTCCGGACGAAAGTTGATAAAGAAGCAGTACGGGTACTGTAGATCAACCTTAGACGCCCCGTCCTTTACGTTGTCAATCTGAACTCCCCATGGTGTACCGCAAGGAAGCTCGAGCAATCGGCAATCCCTCGAGTGACGTGCAAGCAACTCGTTAATCTCGAGAAGCCCTGTATCTCCGTCCAGCATGATCGTGACTTCACCACCGGACCATCCCCATTTCTGCGAGTTGACGATTCCCGGTAAAGAGCTTTTCCAAATGTTTTGGAGTTGTCGCAATACCCACTCGGCAACAATAGGATCCTTTGCTTCGACCCCTGGAATCCATTTCGGCTTACCCTCGGTATCGGTCCCTTCGATATAGGCAAACTCAACCGCTGCGATTGGTGCGGCTCGCATGGCAAGCCCCAAACGAATCTCCGGATCCTGGAGCATTTGACGAATGACGTCAAACGTAAATAGGGGCAGGTCTCGAGTCTGTTGGAAGAACTTGAGCCCCGAATAGCTTGACGTCGCTGCCTTTGGACGTGGATTTTCCTTTGTTGGTAGGCTCGGTGTCTTACGAATGCCGATTGCTCGTAATGTCTTATCGATTGCTTGTCCGAAAACGTTCATGTTCGTTGCCTCTTCGCTTCCCGTTCGATTGCTAGTTTTGCGGATTCCGTCGCCCTACGTTGTGCAAGCTCTTTGTCTTCATACGCAAGCATGAAGAGTTGATAAACCTGTTTTGGATCCAATGCGTCGTAGTCACCGCGATTGATTCTATCCTGTGCCTTGAGCATGCCCAAATTGGCTAGTAGTCCGACTCGCTGTCGTTCCGATACTTCGTATGGATTGATATGAAACCAAAACGCCAATTCAGCATAATCCCGCGTCTGTGCTTGGTAGGCTGTTGCTGCCTCATCGACCGCTTTCCAAATTTGCCACGCTTCTGACGACGTCACCCGCGTTTCAGGAAGGTATTTTTCCTGTAATGCTTTGGCGACTCCCTCGAGAAACGACTTATCCGAAACGATCGTACCCAATACGGCTCGAGATAATGGCGTAACGGAACTCAAAAGCCTTTGTAGCTCCGATAAATCCGCGTCGATGATTCCCCCGTCTAATTGGAATTTCATGGCTTACTTTGGTGGGGGGTTTTCGGCAAATGCGTCATTGAGCCCATCATCCGCCGCGTTCGGGAATTTCTGGCCCAAGTTGTTTGGTACTTTATCAATCCAATAGTCTTGTTTCCAAGATGCCGCGTACTTTGGTTGCCCGAAGAACATACCCAAAAAGACCTGCCGAAACTCCAAGTCGCCATGCGGTCTTAAGTCGACGTCACCGATTTTCATTACTCCCGGCTCTGGTACCGGATACCCAACTCTCTCAGCGTAGCCCATGTACGTGATTAGATGGTCCCCGGCGTTGTTCTCCACGAACCGCTTTATCTTCCCGTTCGAAGCCCCGACGGTTGTACCGTTGATTTCCGGTAGAGCTGGATCGAAGTTTTGACGATTAACGTCTTGCTTTCCAACCTGCAATGAAACCCGAACTTTATTCTTGTTCTTGTAAGAAACCTTTGCGGAAAAAACGATATAGCTAGTTCTCGGTGGGGGTGTCTCATTAACGAACGTTGTGCCGGTACCGGCGTAAATGATCGCAGGCTGAACCGTGCGCGTAGTGAACTGTTGGGCACTCGCAGGAAGTTGATTGCAAAGGTTTATCGGCGCTTCGCTGGACGGATCAAATCGAAGATTGGAAACGCCCCCATCTTTTCCGGTACCCTGAAACGGTTGTAGATGCTTTATGGAATCGTCCCACGTATCCCACGATGGTGCCGGACCATTGAGAAAAGATGTCGGTTGAAACAAGCCTGTTAAAAGGAAAATTCGATTGAGGTTCGCTTGGTTCAAAAAGTAGTAATTTAGTTGGAAGCTAACGCTATTCCTGTAAATGTTCTCGACAATGTCAATCGAGTTGATAAAAGCGACTGGTGGTCCCAAGTCGTAGTTGCTGGTAGCTTGGTACGTTGCCGCTGCATATTGGAGTCGAGTGAGCACGATATCACGAAAAATGAGCCACGCTCGAGCCTTAAATTGATCAGGTGCCATTTCGATTGTTGCGCTGATCATGCAATTGATTCGGGCTATCGAAGATCGTGACCATGAAACCCGATGTTGTGCGTCGATTTCGACCACTCCAGGAGGCCAAGCGTTAGGGCTCTGATGCTCCGTATCTACAATCGTAAAGTTTGCTGTACGCTTGTCGGAGGAAACATCCCAACTGACTTCACGTTGGAAGTTCTTAGGCTTGTTGATAATGATTTTGTCGCGATACGAGTCAACCGTATCCCATAGCTTACCATTGACGGTTCCCGACATGGCAATTTCAACTCGACCGCTAATTCGTCGTGTCGTGAATCCACGTTTGTCGAAAGAGTAGCTAATTCCATAGCTAAGCGCCGAAAGCCCTTGGAAGCTCGGAGAACTGGTTTCACCGTTGCATATCGGGATTGTAAATTCACACTCCCAAATAACTTCAACCGATGCCGTGTGCCCAATTGGTTCCCAACTAAGCATCTTTGGACGCGGTCCCCACTCTGTATCGCGAATCACTGGATACCGAAAATTGATGTCGAGTCGTGGTCCGAAACCTTCGTGGTCGATAACTAGATTCTCTCCAGGTTGCGATAGCTTTTGCCGTGCCGCGTGCATTGTGTTGCCGCAACTGAAATCTGATGAAGAATAATCGGTCTGACCTGGGCTAACGTCTTCATTGCAAATAATGGTTTCGACACGCAAACGAAACAACGTGCCCTTGATAATCCTTCCGGATTCATCATAAACGTACGTTTCGTCGAAATGAAACTTCGACTTATCGTTAAACGTGTAATTGTTGTACTTGATAATGCTCAGCGTCATGGTTTACCTTAGCAAGTCCATCAAAAACGGGTCTGGTGGGTCTGGATCGTTGATATCCGTCTTGAATACGTCTTTAATTGATTGATCAAAATTACCTTTCGCCTTTGCAAAGCTTTTCGCCGCGTCGATGTCGTCTTGCCCGTCTGCCAGTGTCAACTCAGCCGCAATAACCTCTCCCGTTGCTGCTAGTAGATCAACCCCACGTATCAGGGCAGTTACACCGTCCGAAGCTGCTTCGATGTAGGGAGCAATTTTTACGACCCAATCTAACAGCCTTGTCCAAAGTTGTTGGGTCGCGTCATTGAATCGCGTTTGCGCGTTTATCATTTGTGCCATTTCGGGTCCAATTTGCTGCGCTCGCTTCATCATATTTAATTCGGTTGAAATCTCTTGTCGTCCCCTCGCTGCCGACATTGCCGCTGACTTGTCGGCTACGTTATCGCCAAGAGATACAATCAGGTCTCCGAATCGCTTGATACCGTACGCTGCTGCTGCTACCGCGACCGGAAGAGCCGCAAGTGCCACAACCACCGCGCCGACGGTCGCCGTTACCGGATTAGATGCGACTGCTGCAACCCCTGCCCCCGCTGCTGCCGTTCCCGCCCCTGTTGCTGCTGCCCCTGTTGCTGCTGTTCCTGCTGTCGCTGCCCCCGTTGCTGCTGTCGCTGCAACTCTTGCTCCTGTCATCCCCAAAGCTCGGCCCGCTGCCCCAAGCATGCTCGAGCCTGCTTTGGCAACTGCTTGACCGGCTTTACTTGCCTTAATCGCTTTCCCGACTTTGGAAAGCGTAGGCATTACCTTTCGGCCAATTTCGCTCCTCGCAAATCGATCGAACGATGCTTTCGCTTGCTTTGCGACACGTCTTGCCACTCCACGGGCTCGACCGATGACTTTGTTCACCTGTCGCCCTGGCATCGACTTGTCGAGCTTGCGTTGCAGTTGATCGAGCACGTCGGAGATAGATACCGATGCTTGCTTCGGTTCCTGCGACTGATCAGCCGATGGAACTTTGCTCGAGTCGTCTCGCTTTGGCTCTTTCTTCGATTCCTGCCCCTTGGGTTGAACTTCCTCGACCTTTTCCTTTGTAGGTTGGATCGGAGGGGGCTCAACACCGCTTTTCGGTGGAAGCGTAGGATAACCTGGAAGACGATTATCAGCCGTTTGAACCGGTGGCGCTTCGACGTAGTTCGGAGACTCCCGGCGTTTCGCTTCGGTCTCTTCCGGCGTTTGCCTTGGTCTGTCCTGTGCGGCTTGTTCGTCTGGAGTAGCGTCGACTAGCTTGATCGTTAATTCTGCCGACATTTAAGCCCCCGTGATTTTTCGAAGCAATCTCGCAATTAGGGAAGGTGGTTTCTGTGCTATCTCTTCCGCAATTTGTTCCGCAAGCTTTCCGTACATAGCACGGAATTGAGCGTTGACGATGTTATAAACCCGAAACGCCGCGTCGATCGTGCACCCCTCAAAACCGCGTTCCTGTAGTGCGACCGCGAAGCCCTCGAGGAATCCGTCTGTCGGTGGTAACAATACTTCTTTGTTGTCCACCTTCGTACGCATCGCATGCTCCCCTTCGAGCTTTTCCGCCAAGAGCTTGATCAGCAAAACATCGTACGACCAATGGCGAATCTCACCATTAGCCGATATTTCGATCGTGCGTTGTCCGTTGTCAATCTTAATCATGTCTCGGTGGCGACCACTCCCCCGCCGATTCCAGTCGCTTGCGTTCGTGCCGATGGCAAGTGACGGAATCGAACCGGAATATCGCGAAGCCCGACGTCGAACAATTCTCGGATCGGATAATTCCCATCGCGAATCGTTTTCAGTAGCGTTCGGGTAAGTGGCAATACTGCGGTCTGTCCACTGGTCCCCGATGCGTTGATAACCGCCGCTGTGAGTAGCGACGTCAAAACCATCGACTTCGCTACACCATGCTGCGAAGCAATGATGCCGGGTTGCCCCATGTTTAGATCGGTCGCAGCTCCGTTAAACGGCTTGATGATGTCCACCATTGCCGCTGCATCGGCTTCCAAGAACGTAACCATCGACGTCCAGTCGTTCCCGAGAAAAATCATATCCTGGGTTGCTTGTCCCCCCCAATTGCCCTGAATTGGACGGAAAAACATCGTGTTTTCAAACGCGATGCCTTCCTGTGTTTGTCCGCAAACTTTGGCATTGAAACCAATCAAATACGCGCCGGCTACATAACTCATTTTGGTACCCTACTTTCCTTCAACCATGAATCGCGACCCAGTATACTCCCCAACATTGATTTTGTCCGCTTGAACCAAGCAGTCGACACAATTGCAGACTTCTCGAGCGCCGGACCCCAATTCATGGTTTTCCGTCGTCGAAATCGATCCCCGCTTGTATTCGGTATCGCATGCCATTCGGTAACGCAAACCACCGGCACAAACCAATGGACCCTTTCTATCCCGAACAAGCAAATGAATTTTCGCAAGCATGCCGACAAATGGGGCTCGATCAGCTCCACATTTTGGGCATGGGTTTAACGTGTGCTCGACTTCAAACCGAAACTCGCAACCCTCTTCCGCACACTCCGGATTTCGGCAAAAGGCAAAATTCCGTTGCTTGATACTTCGCTCGTTTGGAATCACTATCCCCGCCGACGTTTGCTTCATTGGCAATGGCTTGATCTTGGCGATTGCCATAGCGACCGCTTCCGCTTCGGGGGAAAGCGTCGACTTGAACAATGGTTTTAGCGTAACGCTTCTGTGCCGCATTATGTTACCTTGTACCCTGTGTGGACCTGAACAACCGTTTGCATGCGACGGATCCCGGTAAAATAAATCGATCGAGCCATAGCGATACCGTCGGTCGTTCCTGGTCCCCCGACCGCTTTGCCCCCGTAGGTCTGACTGTTGACCATCTTCGGACGTCGATCGACGTTCGCGTAGTACAACGTATTTTGAAATGGTGCCGCTGCTGGATCGTCTTCAAACATTAAAGCGTTTGCAAGAGTCGTTATTTCCACTTGCCGATGGATCGCAAGGAATACGTTATCTAAAGCAGCATTGAGCCCGACCAACCTTTGCATAAAAAGGTTCCGCCGCTTGTCTCGTGCCTCGAGCTTGCGATTCAAAACAAGTATCTGAACCGAATGAACGACGTCACAAACTCCCCCGGCTGTTCCGTTCGTTCGCCCTGGCTCTATTCCGTTGTTAATAATTGCATAATACATATCGTTCGCGATGGCTGGAATCTGCTCATCGTACTCGCAATCGCATGCGGTTTCTGGCAATGCAAGCTTGATACGAAGTACTTCGCGTACCGCTTCCAAAAGGTAGGTCTCTCCTGCAATCATTGTCGAGCCTCCTGTATCGCATTGGCTAGCCCTTCGGCAATTGCCTCAATCGCGACTTTTGCCCATCGATTGAGCCATTCCATTGGAGGATCTGAGGGTAAAAATTCCCGCTTTGGGATCCCTCGCTTTGGATCGCCCTGGTTGTGCGTACGTGCGTAGATCAGATTGGTTCCGATAATGATGCCATCGGACAATGCTGTGAAGACTTGGTTGTCTTCCGCTTCCGCTTTGGGAGTGTAGACGGTACCCGATAGGTAGCCTGGGCTCAAAGAATTGTAGAGCGTATCTGTATCCATGAGGATATCAACGATGCGGCTTCCGAACACTTCAAGCTTTGTCTTAGCGCCCTCTTCCTTGATCTTGGTCCATGCCATCGCCGCTGCGATATTCTTTGCTTTTGACTCTTCGACTCGAGCCGATAACCAAGCAAGATTCCCCCCGTACAGTTGGTACCATCGCTTTTGCTGCGCCTTGGAGAGTAGTCCGCCATTGCCTTGGACTCCATGATAGTGATGCGGCTTAAGACCTGCAGCGCGTTTAAGTGCGGCTTGCTCCCCTGGTTCAAATCGACGTTGATAAGCCAAGTACGCTTTTGACAATGGAGGCCACTTGATACCGCATGCGTCGGTCCCGCCCCGTGCCTTGATTAAATAGGCATCCTGGATATCGGTAAGAGCCGTAATCCCAACCGCATAAAACACTCCCTTTGCATGTCCGCCCAAGTCCGCTGTTCGACCTGTCAATGAACGAACATACAAGCGAACAAGATGCTTGGCGTAAGACTTCCCGCCGCGTCTGATCGTGACCTGATCAACCATCGAAGCCCCCAAGTGATCTTGTCGCCGTGTCTTGCTCGAGTGGGGTACTGTCGTTCTTTGTCGAAATGGACGTAACAACTCGTACGGTCTCATTAACGTAGCTTCGATCGACTCGTAGATTCTTCATTCCAGGAGCGAAGCCAAGTCGACCGCGTAACGGAATCCCGTTTTCGTCCAAGAGCTTTAGTTTGCCCATGGAAATCATGTCGAGCTTTCCACCTGCCCCAACAATCTCTTGGTACCGAAGCTCGATCGACTCCGGAATAGGATTTCCGCGATTGGTGCAAAGATTCCGCGCCGTAATGATTTTCGCCATGGAATCGACCATCGGAGATTGCATTAGTGAATCGATGTCGTACTTGGACGAAACTCGACCGGCTATTTCCGCTGTGGTAAGCGCTATCTCATCGTTTACCGTCTCTTCCTCTTCGTCAACAAAGGATTGCATGCCCTGGGTTGCAAGGAATCGCCGGATCTTTTCGTAAGTGGTTAGGACGACTGCCATGATTCCCCCAAAAGGAAATAGGCAAGCGTTGCGGCTTGCCTACTTAGGATTTTTTGCCGCTGTGGACAATCGTTTAGAACACTACAGTACCGGTGGCGATACTCGTAGGAACGTGGTTGACGATCAAAGCGTTGTCGAGCGAGAACAAGTCTGTCGCTGTTGGGTTTGAGCGTGCTACCGACCAAGCGGACATACCAACCTTGACGTTGATAGGCGCACCATCGTATTCCGCGATTGGTTCGCTACCTTCGTAGCATCCAATAACATCGTCTCCTGGTTCGAAGCCCACGAACGTAGCTTGGTTAGCTGCCACAATCTTGTTGTACGTCTCCGCACCTTCAAGCCCCATGTCCAAACCTTCGTCGGTGATGTACCACACGACGTCTGGCATAAAGGTAAGTGTAGCTCGGTAAACGTTCTTCATTGTGTTCCCCACATCTCCATCGACTTCTCGAGTGATCTGTTGAAATGGTGGCGAAGATGTACCGTGGAGAGCCTGAACGAAAGCGTTCTGGATGACGTTGTTGAAAACTGCCCAATTGGTGATAATCGCTGCTAAGTGACCACCGTTTAGTTGTTGGAAAGCAGCGTTGATGTTCCCAAGTTGCAAAGGAATGTCCGTTGCATCACTTGCCCAAGTGCCTGTAATGATGTTACCTGCCCCAAGCATGTTTAGTTGGGTCTTGTTCGCCGCTGGCATCTGGAAGTTAATGCGTTGACGATTGCCCGAACCTGGATCGGTAAGCGAAAAATACTCATCGTCGCCATCGATAACGGTCCAAAGCGAATCGCGAAGCATACCAATAAGCATTGCCTTGCGCCAGTTAGCAGCAATTTGCCCCATGGTCTTTGTTTGTCGGGAAATCATGTCCGCCCCGGCTCGATCTCGAACCGCTGGATCGTCGATTTTTCCAAGGTTGTGGAGTACTTCCGCCGACAAAGATACTTGTTCGTGCATCCGTGGATACGTGAACATTACTTTGCCCATCGGATTCGCGGCTCGTCGGCCCGCTGCGGTTCCCGGCGCTCGCCCCTTACCGACCTTTCGGACGTTGTTGTAAATGTGATAGGCACCCTCGCGACCGTGCCCATAATTGAGCACATTCGAACCACCGACTTGCACCCCGAAAAGGTTAGCAAGCCAATCGGAACTGGACGCGACTTGCGAGACAACTCGCGTAAGTACCTGTGGTGATAGTAGGCTCTGTAGTGAAGCCATGGTTTTCCCTCTTTATGAAATGGTAAAGTACAGAACGAACTACGACTAAGTTGCCAACGTTTGAGTCAAGAATGCACCGGTCGAGAATGGAGCTGGTTGGACGGTTGCCAACCATCGAAGAGCACCAGCGACCGTAATTGCTTCGACAGAAACACGAGCCCCAATTTTGTTACCCGCTGTCGAGAACGTGATCGAGTCAGCTTGCAAATCGTTTCCGACGATGATGTCGTCACCCGCCGCACTCGAGATAACCAAGTTGTGATCCGAAGCACGAATAAATTCGTACTTCAATCCCAAACGGATCGTAGGCAAGGTAAACGTCGCGTTTGCGGTTGTCGCGATGAAGCGAGTGTTGTTATCCGCTGCAAGTACCGTGTAATCGGTGATCTTAACCGACTGACGTTGATACACACCCGATAGGCTATTCGTCTTGTCGTCGTCCAACAAGCAACCAAGCATTGCGAGAGCGTTCCGAGCCGCGTACTCGTTAGCGTTGCCGATCAAAGCAGCTCCAGCGATTCGCAGGAACTTGGCTTTTAGTGGGGCTCGCACAATCATTGGCCCACGTCGATCGACTGGGCCAAAAAAGCCATCGACCATGTGCAATTCGACTCCGAGTACTCCAACCAGGGTTTGAGTACCGTCGGTCGCTGCCGGATCCCATTGCTTCACCTTTGAAGTGGAGGTAATTTGACCCAATAGCATACCCTTACGAATAACGCTCGTAGGGGTGTTTGCCGCATCGACCATGGACGAATCAAATTGCGGTCCATCGCGAAGAACTTCCAGCTTGCTTTCATCCCCGCCCCAAAGCAGTTCAAAATCGACTGCAAAGTCTGCTGCGCCTACCCCTGGTGCTCCGAAGTGTCCGACGTTCATAATGGTCTCGCTTTAATTGATATGGTTGCTTGGTAGGTCTACTTACGTTTCAGCAAAGCGTTTACCGCTTCGTCTTCTTGGCTCTGAGTCATCTTGGCTTTCGCGTCCCACGAAGTAGGAGCAGCTACGGGTTTGACGCTCATGCGTTGCACACGTTCGCTAGGTGTCCAAACGGACCCCGCTGGATTCGCTTCCTTGGCACGGATCCATACTGCCGCTTCACCGGCTGAAACAGTGTCCTTTGCCGTGAGCGACATTTTCTGAACACTGACCTTGGAAACGATCGTTTTGAACTCATGGGGAGAACAACGACCGGAATCGAGTAGTGCCTTGGCGCGTCGACGTAAAGCAGTACGGGCAGATTCGATCTTTTCCCCTTCAAGCTTCTTGATTCGGTTCGCCAAGCTCATCGTCGCTATCTGTGGTTGCTCGGCCAATTGTGGCTGTTGCATCTGCTCCGGTGGTAGCTCGGTCGCTGGTTCGTCTGGCGCTGGCTGAGCGTTCGCCGCGACTGCTGTCATAAGAGCCGGTCGCAATCTCTCTAGGAAATTGACGGTAGTTGTGTCGTCAGGCAAAACAACATGAATTTGAGCAAGCAAAGCAACCACGTCGGCAACACTTGTTCCGGTAGTTGGTGCCTCGGTTGGTTTTGGTTCGGTGGTATCATCCGCTGCTGTGGTACCGGGTTCCATGTCGACACTGGATCCCATGCCACCGTCATCGCCTGATTCGGTTGTATCATCCTCATAATCAACTTCATCCTCTTCCGTCATTCCAGGCTTTGCCATGGTTGGACCCATTCGATATCGTGTTGGAGAATTGGACATACGGATGCACGACATGGCTTGCAAAACTGGGACAAACGGCCCTTGGGAGTGATCGACCGGATAGTCGACCAAGTCGCATGAGCCGATCAAGTCGCGATACGTGTTGCTCTTGGAATCCTTCCAAGAATCGAACAACACCGGCGATACAAAAACCGTATTGGTTTCCAGTTTCTCGATAGCCGATGGGGTTGTTGCTTCGATAGTTAGCTCTGCGGCTTTCCCGTCTGCGGTAACGCGAAAGTTTTTGAGATTACCACACGTATCTTGCGACGATCGACTAACCCCTTTCGACGTGCTCATGCGTTTTGGCGCTGACATATCGGCTAGGTCTGGATGGTCCCAGTGGACAGGGATCGTATAACCCGCGTTTTGTATTCGCCTTACTTCGTTCGCCCAATGCTTTAGACGTTTCGGCGTAACAACGATGGTCCCGTCGAGGGACTCGTATACACCGACACGAAGCATTGTTTTGCGAAATTGTTTTGCCATGCCCTCATTAAAAGGCATGGACCTAAACAATCCAAAATGAACAATCGCGGTTTACCCGACAAAACCCGCGTTTCCCGCGTTTCCCGCGAAACTCGCGTTTTCCGCGTTTCTAGCGTTTTTGAACCGGCGTTTTGGTAGATACGCTCGGCTTTAGTTCGTTGAGATACTGAAAACACCGGATTTTAGCATGGTCGTTACCGTGATGACTCCCTGGGAATCGATCAATTGAGCCCTGCCGCGAAGAGTCAACGTTGTGACGGTCTTGGCGCGACTGTCCCCCGACTGAAGCGTTCCCGGTCCCACCAATGCCGCAACAATCGTATTGTTCGAAGCCCAATTGAAAATGCCGGATCCCGATACGTCCAGATTCGTCACCGTACCCGAAGAGCTTGTTCGCCCTCCCTTGACGTTCAAATTCGTTACCGTGTTCTCGATCAGAAGAACACCATACGTGTTGATTGTCGTGTGCGTGCACGTTGCGCCAAGCTTTACGTTCGCTCCAGCTCCGACCGTAATCGTTGTGTATGCCGCTGCATCGACTGCGCTGTCTGCGATAGCCACGGTCCCGGTCTCGATCGTTGCCGTTGCTGAAGCCCCGCCAATAAGTTGCAATGGTGGTTCCGTTGTGGTCCCCTGTCCTGTCGATCGAACGATGGTTGTCGTTGCTGTTGATTTTAGATCGATCTTGACAATCGCCCCGCTAACTTCGGTACCGGCGTTCCCGACCTCGAGCAAAGTCGTATTGATCGACCACCATTGTTGCCGATATTCGCGATAGCCTCGACTGCTGATCGCTGGTAGCCCTATCTGTGGCGCTCCTGATTCGACAACTGTTCTAGCAAACAATCCCGTTATCGACGTGAGACCGTAAAGAATTGGGGGTGTATTCGCTTCGACGTAAACAGTGTCGGTAACTGCCGGCAATGCCCCACCGCTCCAGTTAGCAGCTACGTCCGCATAGTTTGGTCCTGATGCCGCTGTTGGGGTCGCCGTAACACACGTCGACGTTCCGCTTCCTGTGGCGCTAGACGTCACAACAAACGGAACACCGGGAAAGCCTGTCCCAGTTATGACCGCCCCGGCGATTGTCCAGGTAGCGTCCTTAAACTCTTGCGACCCCGCTTGCAATGCTGCTAGCAGTTGTGCCGCTACGTTCGCAGCAACAGTATCCGCCGCGATAATGGACACGTTTGAGAATCCACAAACGACGGTAAAAACGTCCGCCGCTACGATCGTTCCTCCGACTGTAAGTGTGGTTTTTTGTCGTACTGGTACCGCTGTCCCTAGCCATCGTCGTGTTGCCATAATGCTTAACTGTCTTCCGTTTCGGTGTTAGTTGGTTGGTCTCGCTCTGGTCCCCGATTATCGTCGTCTCCCTCGAGCCCGTCTACTCGCTCGAGAATTTCCAAATCCTCCCCCAATGCCGATCCCTCGAGAAGCCGGATAAGGGTACTCTTGCGAACTTTGTCCAGCTTGCCGACTCGCTCGGCTTTCAAAATCCCCGAATCGATCCAATCGCGGATAGTGCTTCGATGCTTCCCGAGTGCGCGACCGACGGTTGATATGTTTAGAAACGGATCTTCGTCGTGCGTTTTGATCCCGTCTAAATCGCCTGTTTGTGACTTCCCTGCTGTCATTTTTTGATAACTCCACCCCACGAACCACTCGATCGCTTAGCCACGTATACCGCATACGAAATCATGTCGATCTGATCTGCTACTTCATTCGGCTTTCCGGTCCACATACTTGTTTCTCGCAGGAAATTGCGAAGCCAAAGCGGATCCTTGTTCAAACAGTGTGCTTGGTTTCCTTCGTCGCTTGCGATTCGATCAGGCACAACCATATTTACCGCTTGCATCGGTATAAAGATTTTGCCGTGCTCAAATCGCTGCAACATGCCGCTAGCGATAGCTCTCTCGAGCTTCGCCCCTTCGGTACCATCGGCCATTCCTGGCAACACTGGCCCAATTAGCTCGCACGGATGCCCCTTCAATTCAGCCTTGAGGGGTTGACCATGGTGAGCGTTTTCAATGTAGGTCTTTGCTGGCGACCATACGTCAAGCGTTTCCTGTATCCCGCTTTTTAGTTGGTTCCAGTCGACTTGAGCCCTCCAAATGTATCGCAAGAACATCATTTCGAAGAGCTTGAATGGACTATTATTCCAATCAGCGACATAGAAAGGAATGTAGTCCCATATTCCGCACACGGTCCATGATGGTTCCGCCCCGCGTTCCTTTGCTGCTTTCTCTTTCGACGTTCCAGCCGTGTCAATGGTTGCGATACGTCGCATCTGGACCGCTGGTACCGCAAATGTTGCGTTCTGGAAAGCAAAGCAGAATTGCCCCTTATCGTTGATCGTGTATCGCTTGATCCAATCCTGATCGATTTGGACCCCTTCGGCAATCTTCCAATTCCCTCCGAGTAGCCGATTGCGTTCGATTCGGCTTAGCGCCATGAGCTTGCCACGATAACCAGGATCCTTTTTGTTTAGGATCTTGTTATCTTCGAGCGTTGCCATGACGAACGTGCACGATAGGATGTCTTCCGGCGAGTACTCCGGAAACTGATCAATCAATTCCTCTTTGGAGTCGCCCCAAATGATCTCATCCGAGTCACCATTCCGGATGAAAAATCGAACGACTCCGGATCGCTCTGGAATACCTAGCCCCGTATCTTGATCAATCCACCATTCCAAGAAGTCCGCTACCCATCCCGGTTGAGGATTGCATGTCGCTCGAACGTACGGCTTTACTCCGCAAGTCGATCGATTCCGACCAAGCAAATAGAAAAACTGAGTCGCTGTAAAATGCGTAAGCTCATCGAAGCCAAGATAGGCGAATTGATGCCCCTGATAATCGTAAATTGTCTTCTCGTGTTGCAGGTGCCGAAATGCGATGTTTGCACCGCTAGGAAAAGTGGCGTCTAGCTCTTGCCCTTCCCGCATCCGTGCCCCAAGTGCGCGATATGGTTCTTGGCACTCATCCCACACCCCGCCCTGCCCCTTCAATTGTGGGAACGTTCGTCGGAAGATAGCCCCGTAGAAGCCTTTGATATGAACACTGTTCAAAGGCTTGTTGACAAGCATCCAAGACTTTCCCCCGCCGGCTTGCCCCCCGTAGATCAGAACATCGCAGTTGATGCCAAACGAAATCTTTTGTGGTCCGTCTTGCGGCTTTCCGATTTCAACCGTTCGAACCATCGTGTTTTTCCGTGCTTTCGCCTGGTTGTTTTTCGTCAAGCTCTTGCTTTGTCTCTTCCGGTGGCGTCTCTCCTGGAGCGTACGGATTCCTGCCATCGTCGGTGTAATGAAACACGTACTGAATGTCGTGACGGTTGTCCGACTCTACCTTAACGTTCGTACCGTATCCAAGGTGCTTGCCTTTACGATCAAGATACCACATAGCTACCTTGGGGTTATCCAGGTTGCGCAGGATGGTCGCTTCGGCTCTCGGCGCGTTGTTCGCTCGATAGTCGTCGAAAGCTTTTTGAAGCCATTCATGTTTCTCACGCTTACGCTGAACCGTGTGGCGATGAATCTTCAGCTCTGCCGCGACCAAATAGTCTTGACCTAGTCCCTTTTCAATCGCTGCAAGCCATTGAGCGTTAGTTATGTTCAACCGTCGTTTAACCAAGTGCATCCTCCACTATTCGCAAGCCCCATGTCTGTGGGTCGATCGTGTACGCTTCCTCTTTAGTCGCATCCCGCATGATCGATGTGACTTCATCTTCATCGAACACACCCGATTGAAGCACATAGCCAACGAGAAGCGCAAAGTCCTCAGAGTCTAGAATCACCGGCCACTTGTTTTTGCGATAAGCAATTATGGTTCTTCCCACTAATT